ACGGACCCTTCTTGACTAGACATTCCTCATAGCTTGGACAGATCATACGACAGGCCTTGTCTTCGGCAGCAGCCTCCCTGCTACCTTTTACGAACAATTTGACCTCATAAAACTTGTCCAACCAGCCAGATTGGTTGAGATTATTGAGAGCTTCCCGATAAACTGCGCGTCTGTGAGCGGGGGCAGACTCCACCCACTCTTCAGGCGACATCAGCCGCAGTTCACCGAGTTCTCTCCTTATTTGATAAACAAGGTATCCGATGCTGTCGAACACACCTAACTCCACAGGAGGGGGCTTCTCTAGCCCTGTTTTGCCTTGCACCAAAAATATTCTGTTAACTAACCCCTCTACCATATTCTCTAGAGAGTTATTGTTGACAGTGTAGTGGTAAGCAAATTCCCTGCCTCTTTTGGAAATTATGTTCGAACGGCATAGTTTGGTGGCTGTCAAGCCGACCATAGCTACAAACGTCCTACCTTGAGTCCTTCGAGTTGATGAGCCCAGTGGAGTGATGGAGATAGGGAGGTCCCAGTTGACTATTTCTGTGACATCCAAGGTTTTGTATCTACCATAACACTCCACCGGGCTTGCTCATATTTTCGCATTCCCACCTTGGGTGATAGCGAATCCGAACTCAGACGCGCTTGGTGCGACAACAGCCATATAAATAGGCTTGATGTACCTTGCTTGCTGCAGTTTAGTCAGATCGCTCTCCTTCACTGCTCGCAACACCATTCTCATGATTGCGCCTTGTTCAGCGGTCGTAAGATGTTCCGTGCCGTACATCGTGATTGGCATCGCATCTACCTTGACCTGCATGATCAACTCCTTGGCCTTCTGTGTAAGCCCGTCAATCGTCTTCTTCTCGAAACTCCTGTCGAGTTTCTCAAACAACCGCGGCTCCTGAAAAGGGTTTTGAGTCTTGTTACCTGAGAAGCATGCCCAACACCTACTGTAATACATAGTAGACAGCTGTTCACCCTCTGCAAGCAGTACGTTCTCGCTCCTTTTCTCCAGTTTGGCCAACCTGTGGGCCTCGCATCCTGCGCGCCATGAGTATAGCAGGCCTTGCACGTACCTGCCGTTCTCTGGGTCGATAGTCAACATGAGCATAAGCCACTTGAGGCATCTCATCGTTGCTACGTTGCCACCTACACCGAACTTCAGATCCTGTGGTTTGACATGTTTGTTGATTTTGTCATAGAATCGTCCGTCGCATTTGCAGGTTTGGTATGCACAGAACACACACTTGCCCGCGTATCGGAAAATTGACGGCATCCTACCAGCCGCGACACTCTTCGTGAAGCATATCATGCCGTAGGCTACTTCAACCGTGTCTTCTTCCTCAACGCTCGGGTCCTCCATCAAGGCAGGATCACCGATTTTGGACGCGAGTACGGCGCTGATCTCTTGTTCTGGGGTACACCACCTCCAGCAACATTTTGACGCCCGTCCGACAGCTGATGCTGCTGCCTTAGCACTCAGTGCTATGTGTGTGGAACCGGTCTGCAGACCCAGCTTCACACGCCGCCACTTAGATGGTTTATCGGCCTTCTTGTAAGGTTGCTCTCCAGCAACCTCAAAGGTGTTGACAGTTCCGCCGCTCCGGCGAAAAGAAAATAACCTGGAGAAACAACCTACATGTTCCTCCGCTTCGTTCTCCTCTAGGTCACAGTCGTCAGCTGCTACCTCGCCACATTCCGGCACTTCCTCAATGATATGCTCTACCTCTACATCTTCTTCAATGAGTATTTCGTAACGTGCGTCGTGTGCGTCTTCTTCCAGGGTGGTTGTGTCCTGTCCAAAGACAATGGTGGGCTCCTCTCGCTCCTCCTCTAAGCCAAATTCGCTAAAACCGCTTACCAGGCCAGCATCGCTAGCCACGCGGTCAAAGTCGACTTCTACTTCCTGCAGTTGGCGGTGGGCTTTTTGTGCCGCTCGCCTCAAGAATCTCATGGCTTTATCACTCATCGTCTGGGTCGTGGTGGGGGTGCATTGGTTAGGAGTCCCAGGGTTTTGAATCCGCCTCCCCTCGGCTGCCTTTGTTAGAGTATGGTCTCCTCGGCTGACTGGTCGTCTTCCTCGCTGCTTATTCAGGTAGTGGCTGACAGGCAGGTGTCCGGTTGGTCCTAACACCGCACCGACGAAGGACAGACGCGGCAATGCTGCGCGCCTGCCCTGCTGCAAACTATGCTCGTGGATACTGGTTTTTCCCCCCGCTCTCCCTG